CTTTAGATGTCTAACGTTTGCGATGTGGTGCGAAGTAACGCCACCAGTTGACTAGGCAGTGCCATTCGCTCTTGATGTAGCCGATGTAGTTAGGCTTTGATCGGTGTTTGCCTCGAGGTCTTAGTCGAACCATCGTGGGTTCCTCCAATCAGTACGGACCAGAGTCTTATCTTGCTTCTTGCTGTTGCAGCTGCGACACATCGACTGCAGGTTATCGATGCTGTGATCAGGTATACCACCGGTCAATGCTGGTGGGTTGATGTGGTCGATAGTCCAGTCCCTGTCTTCTAGTTCCTTATGACACATGACGCAGCGTGGCTCAAGGATTTTCTTAGCGAGTGTCCGGGCTTCTTTCCACTCCTTCGAGTTATGCCAGTCACTCATCGTCTTGCACTCCAAACTGGTTAGTGACGTATTCAAATACGTTTTGTAATTCAAGGAATACTGCTAGTGAAATCTTGGCGATCTGTGGGTTATCGCTGTCACATTGTTCCATCCAGTGTTCGGCTCGTTGGAGGATGTATTCGGCTACTCGCTTGCGTTCAACCATTACTCCCATGTCCTCGATGGTTTCGATGGCTCGTTCCATTGGGTCTTGCATTAGTAGGTTCCTCGTCTGATTCGGTCGATGATGAATGGCATGGTGCGTACCCACGGTAGGGTTTGGTTGAAGTGCTTGCGGTCGTGGATGTATTGTTCTAGGTCTTTTGCTAGGTGGTCTGCGATTTGGTTGCGGTCTGCTTTGATGTGTTCGCAGATTAGGCAGGTGTCGCCTGGGAACCATTCAATGCCGTGACAGTCGTTTAGTAATGGCATCGCCATCCCTCGCCCTCGTAGTGGTTTAGGTCTCGGCATAGTTCGTCGCATTCGCTTGAGCAGATGTCTAGTGGTAATGATTGTTCGCATCCGCAGTCACAAATATCGGTGTATCTGGTTGCTCTGGTTTGTGCCATGTAGCTGATGATCATGGCGATTGCGAGTGTGCCTGTGATTGCTGCAACACCAACAAGTAGCCAAGCTAGTGATTCCATTAGTTGCTCCTTTGAATGATTTGTGTTTCGGTGATTGGTATTTCGAGGAATTGTTCTGCCTCGGAGTAGACGGTTGATTTGACTACTCGTTTAGCCTCACGTAAGGCTGATGGTGGGACGATTAGGAACCATGACCAGTCTTTGTTGATTGTGACGTGTAGGTGGTGGTCGTTGTTGTATTTGGCTTTACGTGCTGAGATGTGGAGTGTTCGGTATTTGAATGCTCCGGTGTCCCAGTTGTTTTTGACTTCGACTTCGATTGTCCAGGTTGCACCGGTACGGCCTGATGTGGCGATTAGGTCTGGTCCGTAGGTGTCTGGGTTGACGTGTACGTTTAGCCATTCACGCTTATGGAATTCATCGATGATGATGTGTTTGGCTAGGTCGTGTGTGGCGTATCGGTATTCATCGAATTGTGGGTGGGTCATTTGATTGCTATGTCTTTCCTAGGTTCACCATTAGGCGTATAGAACGTTTCTAGCGTTGCATGATCCCATACGAGTAGGTCTGTGCGTTTCATTGATAGGCCGAGGGTTTGCATGATTAGGTCGAAGCTGCGGTTGCGGTTTCGGACGAGTGCGAACCATTCTTGACTGTAGACGGGTACTCGTTGTGCTTGGTGGTTGGCGGTTCGCCAAAGTGCGAGTTCGGTTTCGACTGCCTGGCGGCGTTCCGGTGTTAGTTTTTTCATTTGTCTCTCCTGGTATTGCTCAAGTTGGTAACTACATGCTGAACAGCAGTTATACATTCTCGAGTTCTTGCTTGAGATGTAAGAGTTCTGCGATTGCATAGCCATACATGTTGGCTTGTTGTAGTTTGTGGTGGTCGGTTGTTTGTGCATCGATTTTGGCTACGAGGGCTTTGATACGGTAGTCAATGTTTTCGATAATGAGTTGACGTTCAAGTTTTGCTGCATCGATACGAACGGATGGTCGTACTTTTATCGCCATAGTTTGCTCACGATCTTGACGTATAGCCAAAAGATGCCTACGACTGCTAGGAGTGCTAGTGCGGTGTCTAGGTTGTTTTGGTGTAGCCAGTTGAGGATGATTAGTCCTAGTGTCGAGATGCCGGCCCAGAGGACGGGTATTCCGAAGAATACGAATGCGACTGCGAGTGCGGTTTTGAAGTTTTGCATTATGCAGCAATCTTTCCAACAAACTTCATACGGCCAGTCGAAACCTGGCGTTCAACGTGGCTGATGCTGAACCAGTCTTGGATGTTTGAGCCAAATTTTGAAAGCTGTACGGTTCTGTCTGGTGCTATTGATGTGACTTCAAAGATTGCTCCAGTGGCTTCGACCTGTAGGTAGTGGCCAATCTGTGGCTGGTATTTGGTGTTCATGTTGTTCCTTTGTCTAGACCACCTCGTTGGGTGGGTGCTTTTAGTTTATGTGCCAGGAACAGGTGGTTGCAACATGAGTTTTTGTGTTGTTACCGAATTGTTACCAAAAGAGTTTTATTCGTACGCCTGTCCAACCGTCGATTGTGTAACGTTTGGCAGCATGTAGCTCGGTGACGTAGGAGTCGTCTGTGAGGCATTGTGAGTACCGGTAGAGGCTGATTGCATCCAGACAGGCACGAACGAGTTTGTCTATGTCTGGTTTGACTGTGTGGTTTTGCCTGGTGACTGTTTTAGGTCTGGGCAGGATGAAGACGAGTTCGACTTTGGTTGGTTGGTCGATTTGGTATGGTGCGGTTGGGTCTGCGTTGATTGCTGTTGCGATGGTTTCTCGCCAAGCGTTGAGTTTAGGGTTGGCTGCGATGATACGGCCGTTTCCGATGTGGCGAAAGGATCCCTGCGGAACAGGAATCCCCTCGACATCGATTTGATACCACATTGATACCAGTACCGTTTAGAACGGGCTAGTGTCCCAGTTCGGGTCGTTTGGCTGGCCATACTTTGCTACATCGTCTAGGTCCACGTTCTCAGCACCGGGTGCCTGCTTGACTTTCCACTTGATAACGGTCAGGTTGTTGATGTTTAGGTCGTGAGCGGTGATGGTGTGGCCGTTCTTGTTCAGGTAGGTGCGTGGTGTTCCGTCCTGGTTCATTGATGGACGAACAGACAGTTCACCCTCAACCTCTACCCAAGTTCCCTCAGTCCAATCCAGTGGAACATCTAGCCAAAGTTTGTAAGCAGTTTTCTGGTCTTGCTGGGTTTGCTGGTTGAGTTTGGTTTCCCAAAGAGTGACGACAGATCGTGAACCTGACTTAGTGAGCTGCAGAGTTCCATCTAAACGAATGATTGCCATTTGTGTTTCCTTTCGAATGCTATTTAAGCATATTTGTTTTAATTTAATTTACTTATATTTACTTATAGTGAGACAACAGTGTCCCGACCAGTGAGCCAACAGTGTCTCGGGTAGTGAGCCAACAGTGTCTCGGGGTCGAGACAACAGTGTCTCGGGTTCAAGTACCCAAAAACTTGTGATTTAGAGTACCGTCACATTCATCCGGGCAAGCCAACTTAATGCGATACAGGTTATGCATCGTCACGCTGCCACGCATCCAAGCACCATTCTGAACCACCTCAAGCTCACCCAACTCTTGCAATTCAATAAGAGATCTGGAGAGAGTGCGGACTGAGACGTTGGCATAGTTAGCTAAAACCTCTCTAGGCGGCCAACAACCCTTGGACTGGTCCTCTGTATGCCACGCAATAGCCATCAGGATGACTTTAGAGTGGCTTTGAGCGTGAGAATGATGTAAGACACGGGAAACAAGTTCAACGCTCATACGAGGCTCCTAGCGAGTATTGTTGTTAGTGAGCCGGTTTGCTCCTGACCGGTAGGCATTATGCCTGAACCTCTGTCGTTTGTTCCTTTCCGGCAGAGGTTTTCTCTTTCTGGCTCAACTGGGAACCTAGAGTGAGAATCTGCTGGACGATTACAGGGTCGACGGATGATTCTTTAGCCTCGGTGTAGAGTTCCCGAAGTTCCTCGAGGTTGGCCTCAGCGAATGCGTGTTGAGCGTTAGCCAGGAGAACACGTCCACGCTTGCTCATTTCCGATGCCGAGGCACGTTTCTTTGATGGTGATAGTTCACCACCGAGCAGGCTCAAGGCACGACCGGTTGCTGAAGTGCTGCAGTTCTCTACAGCCGAGACAGCGTTGATGCCTTTTTCAGTGATTGGTTCCTGAGCGAAATCGGTTGCATCAGGTAGCTGTGCGTTGCGGTCTTTCCAAACCGAACATTTGATGATCACTTCTTTTTCGTTAGTCAACACGATGTCGTTAAAGATACGTCCTTCTGGATAGAGTCTCCAAAAGATTTCGATACGTTCCTGAACGGTTTGATAGTCGGCAAGATTGAATGCCATGATTGTTCCTTTGTCTAGTAGTAATGATGAAACAACCCACTGCTCTAGACAAACAGTGGGTCGCTCCATCTAGGAGCAGTTATGTGTGGAATCAGCTACTGGGGGTTGTAGGGGTTATGATTCCTGCTCCTGAAAACAACAATACAGGCAACTAGCCACTATTTGCTAACTGCCTGTATGTCGTTACCGAAATGTTATCTCAGTGACCCGAGCCGTTTGACGGGAGCGAGCAGGGACGGTTCTCGGGCCTTGCAGTAATACTACTTCTTTTTCTCGGTGTCTGCTTTTACTTTTTGAATACCCGAGTTGATGGCTTCATCGAACGATTCATCGCTGACGTGACCTTTGGATGCGTATTCGAACGAGATGGCTACGATCACAACGAGGACAGAACCTAAAGCACCAACTAGACCGGCGTTGAGTGGCGACATGCCACCGATAGCACCAGCGGTGATAAATACGATTCCAGCACCAAGGCCGAACGATGCGATTCGTGCAGCTCTTTTTAGATAGCGTTTCATTTGAACATCCTGTTCCAAGTAGTTTCATCGACAGTTCCTGTCTTAGGGAGTCCCTTTTTCTCCTGGAATGCGGTGACGTGGCGTTTGGTGATTGGGCCAAAGATTCCGTCAGCGGTGATACCTAGTCTAGTCTGAACCTTTTTCACTCCATCGCCTTTAGAACCCTCTTTGAGCGTAGTGAAGGTCTTTGGCTGTTCTGGCACTAAAACAGCGTCTACGGGCGTCACAGGGCTTTCTACGATAGGTTCAGCCTGTTTCGGTGCCTCAATAACTTCTGGAGCAGTTTCTGGGTCGTATGGTGGACGCCAAATAGAGTGAACGACACCAAAAGAGCGTGTGCGAGCGTATACTCCGCCACCGTTCGACTGTGAACCAGCACCCGATGAAGTGTTGCCCTCGATAGTAAAGATTGAACCCTTAGCGGATGGTTTGCGAATAAACCCGACATGATCGGTCTCGTAACCACCGGGGAAATCGAAAATTACGATGTCACCGAGTTGAGCATCTTTAGGTGCAACCTTGGCCCATTTATGTTTCTTAGCGTGAGCAACAAACTTTGACACCTGAGCGGCACCCTTAGCGGTCTGCGCACCCTTAATCAATGCACCGGCACCAGCCTTGTTCATGCAGTAGCTCACAAACATGGCACACCACGCTGCACCATCCATACCGAACCATTTACCAAAAATAGTGTGATTGTTGCCAGTCTCGGTATAGCCCTTATGTTTGATTGCCTCAGCGATTACTTGTTTAGCGGTAGCCATTATGCTCCTAACGTTTTGAGAATGATTGCGACGATTGTTGAAGATACTGCAGCGGATAGTAGACCGGTTAGCCATGCACTTGACCATCTGGCTCGCTCGAGTTCACGAATACGGGTTTCATGATCTTGAACGGCTTTAATATCGGCTTTGATTTCCGCCATATCTTGTACAAGTTGTACAAGTAGAGCGGTTTGACTACTCGGTTGGCGTTGTTCCGGCATCGCCAGGTTCTTTCACGTTAGTAATGAACTGGCCACACGCACCACACATGTATTGTGTCGCATCGGTTTCCAGTTCGATGGCTAGGTCCTTGTTAGAACATCCATCGGTTTCGCAAGTGAGGATTACTGTTCGCATTAGCTGTTTCCTGTTCCTGAACTCGAGGTCATCTGTACGGCAGAGTAGTGGACGGTTTTAGCGGTGGATGATGCACCGTTGGTGCTTGGTATCCAGACGTAAAAGGTTGCACCGGTGTTTGAGGTGATGGTTGCGGTTGCTAGTCCACCTGTGGCTGGTGCGTTGGTGATTACGGTTGCGGTGACGGTTGGTGTCACACCCGAGGTGAATGCTGACGGCCAAGTAACTGCTAATGATCCAGTAACTGTTGCTTGCCCGTAAATTATCTTGTACGGGATACCATCCATGATGTTCGTGTTGAGTTGTGCAGCAGTGAGCGTATTACCTGCTGTAAATGTGTATCTACCTGACATTATCTTCTCCTCAATAGAGTGTATTTAGTAATCCAGTTATCAGGAGTAACTGTTATTTCTTGACCGACCACCATTGCAGTAGATTCAGTTGAACTAAAACCATAAGCGGATAAATCAATTTGAACTTGCCAACCCATTTGGGCGTAACTTGTTGGGTAAAACAGAGCGTAGATTGCACCACTTGTTTTAGGTCTTGCACTGTCGTAAGTAATCGTTTGGTTATTTATTGCTGTGCTAACAGTCATTTCAGCTAGTGCGTAATAGTTCGACATTGCTGCAACTCTTTGAGCGATAACACCCAAATCTGTTACGGAACAGTTCATCTGGTCAGACCACACAGACAAGTTAGATAACGTTGCCGAACTTTGTGGCCCGTATGAATAGACACTACCCTGATTATTTGTCAGGTTAAACGATGTTGGCTTCGTTGAATTGGTATTGGAAAATTGAACGTCCATTACTTTGTTACTAGCAATTATTACTGGGTCATAATTTGCTGTTGCACCGTATGAGTATGAGTTGACTTCTCTAACGAACGTGTAATTAGATCCTGATTGACGGTATGAAAAAGTTGGAAACCCTATGTAATAACCTGCAGCTTGTTTATACAGTTCTTGATACCAGGCTCCGATTGTTTGCGTTTCAGTACCAGCTACCGGTGGAACATAAAGACCAATGCTGGACATGATTCCATTGCTTGTGTAGTTTGTGCATTCCTCGGGGTAAATATTCAATCCACCTAATGCAGCGTGTGAATCCTCAACGTATGAACTCAACGCCAGTGATGTTCCATAAGTAACAGCCATTGGAGTATTCAAGACATACTGTAATGAATCTTGTGCCTGGATGTTTATCGTTTGGAATGTGTCGTATGGATTGAATGATAAGTTTGCATCAGTAATGTAACCAATAAACATTGGAGTGGCTTGCCCAAAGACTGAATGTGTTACAGCAGTGTCAGCATTTGCAACCGTGATTGCTATTTTTTTACCAACGTAATACTCAAGCATTGTGCTTTTAGTAAAACCTTGGGTACGTAGGCTGATAGATGCAGTAGCCGGAACTAAATCAGTGATTGCATTTAGGTTCAGTGGTGAACCCTCGGTTATTGTGATTTGCTCAATTGGCAATGCAACTTCTTGTAACGATCCCTCGGTTGACGATAAAACATCGAAACCATCAAGAGCAGAAAAATCTAAACGAAACTTGCCACTAACTGGCGTATAAATCCAAACTTTCCAGTCAGTAGTTTTATACGTTCTTGAATAAATGGTCATTAGCCAAGAACCTTACCGACAGTCGTGCCACGTGTACTAGCTTCTTGCTTCAATACCTTGACTATTGATTTACCAGTAATCGGATCACTCTTAACGTCAACATTCACTGTCACGCCACCGCCAAGCGGAACTGCTTTCATTGAACTTACTGGGTCAAGTTTTATGTCTTTGATTGCACCATAAACGATGTTGTGTAACTGATTCACCACGCCGGCATCGCCAAGGCCAGTTGTTTTTACTGTGGAGCCTGTGTAAATGTTTGATGCTGGTGCAGGATTGCCAGCCTTGCGGTCTTTACCTGATGAATCCAATAGTGCTGCAGTTTCACCAACTAGACCTAAAAAGTCGCCGGCAAGTTTGATTAGTGCCTCAAGGTCGGTCATCCATTGACTTAGAGCTTCTTTACCCTCTGGACTAGCAAACCAATCGCCAAGTTGAGTGAACTTATCAACAATCTCCTGAAGTGCGGCCTGTCCTTCCTCGCTTGATAAATAATCAGCAAGTTTTTGAAATAGCGGTAAGAATGCAGAACCAATTTTTTCCTGGATGTTTTGCAAAATAATCTGTATACGAGCAAATGGATCATTTGCACCGGAAATCTCAGCAAATCCACGATAGTTCTTTTCTAGGAATGCCATACGGTCGCCAGCTCTAGATAATCCAGGCACTAACTTGTCCAGTGCTGTTTTATTGCCACCAAGGAACTTAGCCATGTTTTTGGAAACTAGAACAAGATCGCTACCAGACTTTGCAGCAATGTCAGTAGCCAAGCCAAGCATTGACATGCCTTTTCTAGGGTTCTTAGTTACTGCTGCAATACGAATGAGTGCTGGCCGAAGTTTGTCATCTGCAATGCCGGTCATGTTGGACATTGTGTCAATTTGCTGGTCAATTGACTTGTTTAATGCCTCGTTGCCATGCCAAGTGCGTCGCATCTGCTCATTGAGCAACGCCATCGATCTCTTATCCTCGGCGGCAGCTTTAGCAGCATCAGTAATTGCATCGGTTAGGACATTAAAACCTAAAGTCGCTACGCCAACCCACGCCGCTTTAACAGCATTAGAAATGGTTTTGACTGACTTACCAAATCCCTGAATCTGCTTTTGAGATTGGCGAAGTTGACGTTCGAACTTATCGTTGGCAAGAAGTATCTCTGTTTTAATCTGTAAGCCAGCCATCAATCACTTCTTTCGTTCAATGCATCAACAATTGCACTCACTTGTTCAATCGTCATTTCGTAATACTGCTTGGGCGTGTAGCCAGTAGCCACACAAAACCTAGCCATGTTCTTTAGTTGTTGTTGCCTTTTGGGTCGTCATCGTTAGCCACCAATTCCATAGCAGTTTCGATGTCCATGTTCAAGAAGTCCTCAAACTTAGCGTTTGCATCCTCACGCTTGGCAAATACATAAAGCAACGCAGCCAAACGCTTACCCATCAAACCTTTTTTCTGTAGATCACCTAACGAACAACCTGCCAGGTTCTCCCACAACTCCTGCTCACCAAGAGTCATCTTTGCCAAATCTGCTTTAGCCATTTGCTTTCCTTTCAGCCTTATCAGCTAGTTTTTGTAATTCAGTAATGTAAACGTCTAATACGTACTGGCGTGTGCGTCTCGCAGCCATTTGCAAGAAGTATTGACCAGGTACGTGTTTGCGTTTAGAACCAAAGTTCTGTAATCCAGCATAAGGAACGGTTGTGTTATTACCTGCGACCACCACGACTTTTCTGGCCAACTTTTTAGCCTTGACTGTGCCTATAAGTTTTCCAGTACGTTTGTGCGGCATCATAATGCCTCGTGCAGCCTGTGCTGTAATGTCACCAGCCTTTTGCGAGGCGGCTCCCATTTCCTTACTGGAAACCCCAAGTTCTATTAGGGCCGCTTGGATTTTACCCAAGTTAGGAATCCTAATAGAATCTTGAGATTTACCTGAAGCCATTTTTAGGCAGTGGTGTCGATGGTTACACCGTAGAACAGCTTGGCCGAGGTGTCTAGACCGGTGTTCTTTACACGGAGAGTAACCGAGAAAGCGATTTCCTCGTTAGCAGTGATCGACAGTGGTGGAAGTTCGTTGAAGATAACGGTTCCAGTGTAGCTAGGGTTGTCGGTTCCCTCAGTGCCACCACCAGGAGTGATGGTAAAGGTTGCTTCAGTACCGAAGTTGTCCCACAGTAGACGGTACAGCGAACCCGATACAGGGCTTACGAAACCGTTTAGAGCCAAAGCCCATTCACCGTGAACACGAACCTCACCAAAGGTCTGAACACCACCAGGAGCGTCACCAAGAGTTAGTTCTACCGAGTTCACTTCTGGAGCGTACGAGGTTGAACCAATCTTGAAAACAATGTCACGAGCAACAATGCGTGGTTTTGCGATTGCCATAATTTTCCTTAAATGTTGATTCGCAGGGTTACAGCAACGTTAGCCGCTAAGAACTCTGCATTGTTTGTTTGTAAAGCGTAGGGTTGACCAATTGATGTAATGATCGCATAGTCAGGGTTAGCCAAAATTAGTGCCTCGAGAGCCTTTTCAAGCATTTCGGTGGCTTTCACGTTCACTGCTGTTGCAGCTACAACCATTAGGTCGAAACGCATAGTCCAACCATCGCCGACAGTTACCGGTTCAAGGTATGGGCTTCCTGGCGACATGATAACCACTGGTGGTACTACACGCTCAGGTATGTAGGCGGAAACCTTGATACCGGCGGTAGTGAGTGCTAGAGCGTACTCTAAGCGACTCGCAGTGATCTCATTGACAGGCATTTAGACTGCATACCCCACATACGGTGATAGCAGTGGATAAACGGCGTTCATAGGGTCTTTAGCGGCACGGACAGGGTTTCCGTCCATAGCAGCGAACTGGGTGACACCTTGAGGCGACTGGCGACGGTGGAAGAGTTCCGAGGAACAAATCAGAATCGACTGGCGGTGAATCTCGTTCGGGACAGTGTCCACGTCACCGATAAAACGGCCAACGTGAGCATTACCTGCACTCAAACATGACTCAATAAAGTCACCAGTTTCATCGGTTCCAAGATATGCCTGGAACTCTGCCAACGTCACACTAGGCATTTGACTAAGCGGTTACGTCTAGCTTGACGATTGCCGACTCAAATGGAACAGTGATTGCTGCGAAACCGTATAGCGACAAGGTGTCGGTTAGGGTCGAAACATCCTGAGCCGATAGGCGAGTACCCGAACCGTTAGCCTCAAGAACCTGTAGAGCCTTGCTGTTTGCAAGGTAAGCAAGTCCAGTGCCTAGGGTTGGGTCAACAACTACTGGGATTCCCCAGATAGAACCGGTTAGGTCGTTGTTGGCGGTTGCGAAGGTGTTTGCACCGTCACGGTTTACGTTCACGATTGGACGGCCGCTCGAGTCAGCGATCTTCATGAAGTACTTGTAGCTGTCTGGCGAGCAGAGGATGAACTCAGCGTTTAGACCAGAGTTAGCCTTGATGTACTTGACACCGTCGATAAGGCCCTCGATAACCGATGCAGCAGTTCCGCCGTCTAGGTCCATGACCTTGCCGGTGAAGTCTAGTGCAGCGATTGCAGCCTTAGCAGCCGAGTTGGTTGCGTTAGCGTAAGCGACTGCTAGAGCATCGAAAACGATGCCGGTGTAGTCTACAGAGCCACGTAGGATGGCCTGCTTCGAAACAGTGGTGTAACCACCGTAGGTCTTGACTGCAGCCGAAACGTTGTCGATGGTTAGGTTGCCGAACGATAGAGCCTCGTTCTCTGGGTCCTGTTCACCAACAGCAAGGGTGTTAGCGGTGATTGCAGCGTACTCAACGGTCATACCGGTTGCAGGTAGTACAGCCTTTGACCATACGTTCCACGATGGGCGGTTAGCGTCGATTAGCTTGTTGATGTAGCCGATGTAACCAGGTGCAGCGTAGGTGTCTGCAGAGGTCGAAGCGGCACGGTTTGCTAGTTCAATTGCAGCAGACTCACCCTTAGCGAAACCCTGAACGAACTCACCGAACGAGCGGTAGTTCATGTATTCAGGTGCAGCAGGTGCAACTGGAGCAACAGATGCCTGGAACTCACGGCGAAGTTCTGCAACCTCGTCCTGAACCTGGCGAACGTCTAGTTCGATGTTGTTTTCCAACTCGGACTCACTTTCGTTGTTGATTGGTAGTTCTGAGGCGGATTCCTCACGAACTTCGGTGATACTCGCTCCAGCGTAAGCAGGGAACGGAACCACGCTTACCTCTTTCAGAGCGACTTTGGTGCGAGTGACAGTGTTGCCGTCTCGCTCCTGTTCGATAGGAACGAATCCCACCGAAAACTTGTTCAATGCACCATCACGCATAAGCGTAAGCACATCGTTACCGAGGGAAGTCTCGGAAACCTTAGCAGTGATCTCAAAACCACCCTCAGCATCACGGCCAGCAGTCACAACACCGATAGGAGTTTCGTGGCCATAAAACAACTTGACATCCTCAACAGAGTCGATAGCACCCGGTGCAAAACGTTCAACATACATTCCACCAATGTTGGCATCCTGACCATAAGGCACTGCGATACCAGTGATAGTGCGTTCCTCAAGGTTGTCAAGGCGTAGCTCTACTGAGCGAGTTTCAATTTCAGACATTCAATCCCTCTTTGTTAGCGGCATACTCTGGAGTAACAATGCCGGCGTTGATAGCGTCAGACCACATGGCCAGACGTTGGGTTTTAGACAAAACAAGGTCTTCCCACTGGAACTCCACACGGGTTCCTCGAGGTAGGCAGTTCGATAAAGCATCCTGAATTGGGCGAGTGTAAGACTGCACAGTCTCACGGAAGAATGCTGATTCCTCATCCACTAGGTTGCTGTAAGTGTCGCTAGTGCCGTCAACACCAGTAACTAGCTTGCGAGGTGGAATGCCGAAAAGACGAGCAATAGCCTGAACAGACTGTGCTTGAACCTCAGTAAACATAGCCTCGCTAGGCTTCAGCGAAATCGGTTGATACTCAAACCCATTACTAAGCACAGCAATCTGTCGAGTAGCCTGCTTAGTGTTCCAAGTGTTAGTGATGGTTTGTGCATCATCTGGAGTAATTTCACGGCCAGTCTTTAGGACACCAGTAGGAACACCACCAGCACTGAACCAGTTAGAGGCATAGTCACGCAAATCTAAAGCACCAACGATGTCTTGGGAGCAAGTGTCGATAGGTGATGGGCCTTTGAGCCAGCCAGCACGAGGCGACAGCTGCAGGTGTTCAATCTCACGGCCCGAATACTGTTTGTTCAGGTAAATGTAAACCTTTGGAGCGTTTAGAGCGTCACCAATCTGCTCAACCATGATCTGGTTGCTAGGAATCTGGATAAGGTCGTTGACCTTGCCAGCCGAGTCATAAGACTTATACCAGAAAGCGTTGCCATAAAGTGCCAGGTCGGTGACGGTTGAGTGAATGAACTCACGTCGTTTCATCTGGAGTGATGGGTTGTTCACTAGCGTAGGGTTTTCAACGATTACTTCGATACCGGTGGCATAACGCTTGGTTTGTAGACCGAGGTTAGAAACTGTGGTGGCAAGTATCTGAACGCTTCGCCACACTGCAGTCAGCGTTAGAGCCGATTCGGGAGTTGCGATAGTCGTGGAGCGTGGGGGAATGACAGGCGTTACAGCCCTAACCTCTTGGGTACTAAAAATGCGTTTCCAAATACTTGCCACACATCAAGGCTAGACCTAACGACAAACATTATGTCAAGTAGGTTGGGTGTGTCTAAAATACGCCGATAGCGGTCGGTCGCTCAAGCGAAGCCACATAAACAGCAATAACAGTGGCGATAACAGCATCCACATCACCTAAAGAATCACGCCTAGACAAGAACCAGTTCTCACCGGTATACCTGGCAATCGCTCGAGGGTTTTGAGCAATCAACAACTGATCGCTTTGATTCCACTCAATCTGGTCTTGCTGAAACATCGCAAACGTAGTGGCACAAGCCGCCGAAACTTCCTTACTCCACAGTTGCCAAAGCGGAAACCCATTGGCTTTGAGTCGTTTCTGTAACGCAGGCATCCTCGAACCGTCAATCACCAACGCTGTGGCTCCAGTCTTTTTAGCAACGGTAGACAGAATGTCATACAGCTTAGATTCGCTAGGGTTCACCACCGAGGCCACAATCTCAGTCTGCACCTTATCGCCAACCTTTTTAGCGGCAACAATAGAGGCATGGTCTAACTTGTTCGTCATGTCTACAGACAATGTGCAACCCTGAATGTTCTCGATACCATGGCCAGCATTACGATGAAACACTTGACCCAGTAGCCACGATTCAGACGTGCCAGAAATGAACTGGTTCAGACGATACCGGCGAGCCTCATGCTCAGGGATAGTCGCCAAGTCGCCTAACACTCGCTCAAGCGGTATACGGCCACACTCAACAGCAGGATTCGACGCAAGAATCGCCTCACCATCAACAGCACAGCCCTCGGGTGCTTCCCAAACAAAGAACCCGAAACGCTCAAGCTGAGGGTCGCCGTTCACAGCACGGTCGCCTTGTTTGTATAGATCAATAAGGGTTTCTGAGTTAGCATCGCCAGCAGTAGTAATACCAATAATGATTCCGTCAGGAGATGCAGCCGTTCCCTGAATAACAGCAGTCCACATACCCTTTTTCCAAAGGTGCAACTCGTCAGCAAGCACAGTGTCTACACGGATTCCCTGAAGCGCTGATTCTTTGGCAGGCTTGATGTCGTAACGAGCCAAACCATCGCTCGAGATGATTCCTCGGCGTTCAGTGGTTTTCTTGAAACGTGCCAGGAGAGTTGGGTTGCCTTGAATGGTTGCGAGTACTCGATCATAAATGATACGGGCCTGTTCAGCACTCGATGCTAGCGACAGGGTTTGACCGGTACGCATAGCCACTCCCCACAAACCAAGCAACGCACCAATAAGCGACTTACCTGACTGCCGAGGGATAGACACTACGCAAGCACGGTATCGCAAGTGTCCAGCGAGCGACTGGTCTGGCCAGTCAGCAGGGTAACGCTCAAGGATGTGCCTAAGCAACCAAGACTGCCATTCGTCCAGTTTCAGGCCGTCAGGGTTATCCATGTCCCGGTATGCCAAAGCAACGACTTGGAGCAGACGGTCAGCATCTGATTCGAAGTCGTCACGAAGTGGCTTAGTCCACCGAGCAGGAAACAACATTAGTCAGCAATCACACCTAAATTGTTTTCTTTGATGATTTGCTTGAAACGCTCAGTAAATCGGTCTGGTGTATCGTAACCAAGGCCACTACCCTCAAATCCTTCTGAATACACCTCAAAAGCATCATCAAAGGTTTGGTCCTCGGTTGGTGCAATGTGGATAGTCAACCAACCATGTCTTGCCCTGGCATAAACGTGTTCGCCATCTGTCGTCCTGGCTACAATCTGGTTAGGCATCATCGTGTTTAGATTCACGACATCAATAAATGTACGCATTAGCGAGTAAGCAACTTCTCAAGTTCGCTAGGTTCAGCAGGTCGGTTAGCGAGCAAGTCTTTTAGATCGTTTATCGTGCGACGTAACTCGGCGGCAGTCGAAGTCTCGCCTTTTTCGTCATACCGTTCGGCAAGAGCCAACGCCAAATTAGCGTAGACGGCCGTTTCAATATCAAGTTCAAGAGTGGCGACCCACTTCTGCACAGTTTCAAATACCATTCGGATTCCTTTAGTTCGGCTCTATGCCAGCCTACCCTCGAATAAACGACTTCTTGCG